CTCAAGTAGACTGTCAGTACGACTTAGTTCACCGTTAGACGCAGTGCAAGAAAACGCACCACGGCGAACGTTAACCGCAGACCTCGTAGGTGCATTGCCATCGACGGGGCAGATTAGCCTGAACTGATGCTTAGTCCTAATAACCGTATTGTGCTACTCCCGCAAGATCGGGAGATCATGGACATCACAGGGATGTCCGAGGAGCAATACCGCTGGTTCGTAAAGCAAACGATTCTTCATAGCAAGCTGCAGCCAGGTGAGCCTGTAGCGTTTTTCAGTGTTGTTGCAAGCTTGGTCATTGGCATTGCTTTAAGTGTCGCAGGCGCATTGCTTGCACCCAGACCTCCACAGCAGGAAAAACCTAGGCAAGAGAAAAGAGTTGGCGGTCAAGATTTCGTTAGTGGTCAGCGTTCCGCACCAACGTCAGGATTCGACAGCGTACAGAACGTTGTTGAGCTAGGCAGCACGGTACCGCTGGTGTATGCCAACCGTCGCATAGCATCAGACGGAAACTATTACGGCGGCGTCAGGGTCAACACGAACCTGCTGTGGTCACAGTTGTTGTCGGTCGGCAGTGGTCAACTGTTACGCAGTATCTTCCTAGTAAGTGAAGGCGTGATAGGAGAACTCGACCCAGAGCAGTTTGCAATCGGCAATAATTTAATCCGTAACTTCGACTTGCAGCCAAGCGACAGCTCACGTATCAGTCTGTACTACGTCAATGGCAGCGAGAGTGGGACCAACCGGATTAAATCAAGCGATAACATCGCAGGTCGCTTCCCAGCTAGCGATTTAGGCAATGCAGAGAATAACGGTGGAGCGGACGTTTTCCAAGCTAGGCGACCTGGTGTTAATCAATGGGCACCCGACTTTGTGTTCTCTTCTACGCCATCCAATCAAACAACCTTTGGCGTAAGTGGTTTTGTCGGCAACAACATGCCGTTCAAACTAAGCCCTGAAATCAAACCCACAGAAAATTATGACAACATACCACAAAAACAGGACTCTCAAGCCAAGTCAGATCGTGAGCGTGATGTATGGCGTTACTACGGACGCGCAGGTGTTCACGAGATCAACGGTGTCGCCACCACTGAAGGGATAGCAGACCTAAACGTCGGTGACTTAGTTAGGTACAGCATTTTCAAAGAGAGTGATTTTGAAGGCGAGTTTCAATTTCAGGTCAGTGGTGCTGATGGGTTTACGTCAACAGCAAATGTTGCCACAAGTGTTGCTAGCAGGCAAAAAGGCTATGACGATCAAATTGCTCTTGGCGACAAGTATTTACTGGGTACAGCACAGGCAGTCTGCGTGGAGCGATCACCAAATGCGTTCCAGTCTGAGGTGGACAACATTCCTGTAGGTGGTGGTGAAGATGTAAGTGCAGTTTTTGAGGTAACTAAAGCTGGGCAGATTAATACGTGGGTTGAAGCTGAGTTAAACCCACCGCTTGGAGATATTCCAAATGATCAAGGGGGTAATTTTACTGGCAATCAATACCCCGCCCTGTTTGACAAAAATGTAACGGCTACAAGGACTAGCCATATCATGAGGCTAGCTGAAGGCTTTTTCAGCACTGAAAGAAAGACCCGTTATGTAGAAATCGGTCTACGAAGCACGATCAACCTGCAGCTAAACGGTCTTTGTTTCTTCCGCAATGTTGAAAAGAACGGCGACGTTAGAAGGCTAAACACAATAGACACCGACAAAGTCGACAAGAACGTGACCTATGTAAACGACAGAATTACAACACCAGAGCAACGTCTTAGCGCGTTCCGTGTTGGCTACCGCAAGTCATCAGAAACAGACTTCACGGTTTTCCCTTTTATCTTCTGCATCCGTTCTCAAAAGCAAGACCCCGTCTACAACTACCTGCGGTTTGAGTTCGCTGATGAAGACATCTATGAGTTCAAGCTTACACCTGTTTCTGGCTATGAGCTGCGCCAAAGCTTAGAACCAATTCAGCTCCTTGACTACAAAAGTGAAAATCGCTTAGTCGTAACAGACAATGGAGTGAATGTAATTTTTACTGGTCAGTCCAACTTCCTTCGCACGGAAGGCAATTTCTCGATCGCTGCATTGACAACTGTTGATGGCGACCCTATCGGTGATGACTCTGGTCTTGGCGTTCAGTTTGATGACGACTTCCCAGGAGGTCAAAGCTATTTCGCAGATGCTTTCTCACGGGTAGCCGAGTTTTTTATGTTTGAAGAAATACAAGCGAGCATTACCCAGCCAGAACATCAGATCGTTTATATCAACACGCAGACAGCAAACAGCGAAGTACCGACTTACGCAAACCTAGCTCTTGTTGGTGTCAACATCCGCAGCAGTACAGAAATCAACCAGCTTCAACAGTTCAGCGTCTATGTCAATCAAGGCATTGGTAGCACCAACCAATTCCCCAAAGTTCTCTTCGACTTACTGACGAACCAACGCTATGGCACCGGCTCGATTCTTAATCTTGAACAGATTGATCAAGCTAGCTTTGACGCCGCTGCTGACTTTTGCGAAAGCCGGTTCTACTTCTTCGATGGCATCATCGACGAAAAGCTAAACATCCGTAGCTGGGCAGCCCAAACCGCACAGTCATTCCTACTTGACTTTGTCATCCGCAACGGCAAGTTTGCGCTCCAGCCTGCGGTCAACTTGGATGGTCCTGAAACAATCAGAGGTCTGTTCACCGCGGGCAACATCATTGAGGACACCTTCGAGCTTTCCTTTGCCGACGAGCAAGACCGCATTCCCCCACGAGTCCAAGTGCGCTGGCGCGAAGAAAAGCCAGACCAAGACAAAGGACTCTTCCCACTAATCCGCCAAGTAACCGTCCGTGAGGCTGGAACGCCAGAAGACGCACCACTGGAACAGATCGATGCCAGTGCCTTCGCTACCAGTCAGAAGCATGCCATTGACGTTGCGAAGTTTATCTGCCGGACCAAGCGGTTAGTCACCCACAGCGTCAGCTTCACCACCACACCAACAGAAAACGTATTGGACATCGGCAGCGTGTTCAAGCTGGGCTTAGAGACCGTCAACTTTGAGCAGCCACAAAACGGTGCCATTACAGCCACGGGTGAGGTAACAGCATGGCCACCACTTGCAGACGGCAGCTACCCCGTACTTCTCTGGGACGGCAACAGCCTGCAAGAAACTACGCTGACCATTACAGACGGCAAAGCATCACCGCGTTCAGCAGTGTTCTGCCTACGCAATACAACGGCGACAACCCAGACCTACAAAACTCAATCCCTTTCGTTTGATGAAGATGGCAACATCCAAGTTCAGGCAACATTCTTCCCCACCAACGAAGCAGGCATTAGCCTTATAGCAGAGGGTTTTGATTCCAACAGCGTCACTGACTGGATTATTGAGGGTGCGATCTGATGACTACCGGATTTGGAGTTTTAGAAACCTGCGGTCCTGTTGAGCGTACCTTTACGCCGGGCAACTTCCCGACAAGGCGTTTCAACTCCATCAGTGGCGCTGGGACCACGCGCCTTTACGGCAGCAAGCAGTTTGATGCGACACTGGAATTAGGCTTCGTGCTATCTGACGCCGATACCTGCACTGTTCTAAGAGCCTGGGACGCGGCAAAGGGCACCTTCGACACGCTTAATCTCCCCGAAGAGTTCTTTGCAGGGTCTGGAGAATTATTGGACTGCGGGATTCCTGACTACTTACAATGGAGATGGGCTGAGAAACCTTCAGTCACGTCCCTACTACCTAACAGGTCGAGGGTTCAAATTCGTTTAGTAGCAACCCTAGACATCCAATGAGCGTTCTTACTGGTGCTGATGGAAGGCTGGTCTACAACGGGCTGGCACTAGCGAAGATTCGGGAGTGGTCTTTGACCGTCACCAAAGATGCATTGGAGGAGACGTGCCTTGGAGATTTTGATCGTACTTATGTAGAAGGACTGCGAAATACAACAGGCACCGCAACCGTCCTCTACGACCCAAGCATCAGCGTAGCTAACACGTTCCTGAATACAATTTTCGGAAACGAGGAAGAACCAGTTGAGTTGACGTTTGAGCTAAATAGCAAAAACAAAACGCTAGGTGGTGGCAACTTTGTCACGAAAGGTTTTTTGACATCGGTGAGCCCTAGTACCTCAGTCGGCAGCGTGTCGGCAGTATCTATTAATTTCCAAGTCAACGGTAAGCCAATCACTGGTGGTTTCTAATGGCTGTCCTTGGTGTTGGCGGACGTCTACTGCTTAAACGCGGTGCTCCAGACGTTTGTATCATCAATCCAGATTCGATCCTGCCTAATCTCAAGGCAATCGAAAGCATCTGCCCTGGTTACTGGTCTGGCGATTTAATTTCGGTTGACTGCTTTCCGCTTGGAGACTCACCATTCCCACCGCAAACCGACAGTTACGCGACGTATTTCGGCAGCCGGTTTTTCCTAGGTCCAAACAGAGACCACATCGATTCAAACAACGATCAGTTCTACAAAAACGACAGCGAGGACTTTCCTGACGGACAGTTTGGAGACGACGCAGATTTCTACGCCAAACCAGGTGACATTTCTGGCGGTCAAGAGATTCTTCCGTGCCAACCAGCGGATCTATACATCAACATTGATGAGCTAGGGCGTGTCAGTTTTTATAAAACAAAATGCCAGGCATTGGCTGGTTGCTTTGAAAACCGTCTAAACGTTCCAGTAGGCGACGGGTTTATCATCTCCCCGTTTGGCACCCAGCAATATCAAAACGCCGTATGGGAGTGCATTGCGGCACTAGGTGAGTACAGGTTCAGTGACGGGCAAGATGTAATTACCCTAAAGAGCATCTGTGAAGACCCGCCGCTGTACGAGAACCCACAAGCAGGTTTTGACGAATACGGCAATGCTGACCTGCAACCTAGGGGATTGCAACAAGGTAAAGCAGCACCGTTCTGGCAAGTGTTGTGCGAAATCCGTGAATGGTCATTGGAGCTAGAAGCACCCGCTGTAGACACAACTGCTGTAGCAGAGAAGTTTGGCAACTCAGTTAAGTCCTTGGTTAACGGTGGTGGCAGCACAGAATTCTTTATTGATCGCGCTTGCAGAGAGGAAGACCAAGGCGATGGTCTTGACTTAATGAAACTGCTTTTGATGACCGAGAAGGGTTGTGAAGCCGAGGCTCAGTTCTGGATCATCAACCGTCAAGGCTGTGGCGTGGGTTGTGACGGATTGATCAAAGGAGACCTGTTCTACGAAGCGAACATCTTGATAACCCAGTCAGCGGTTAACGTCCGACCAACTGAAATGGTGGCTGGTACGGTCAACTTTGTCACCACGGGCGAAATCAAGCTAGTGGAAGCTTCTTAGCTTGGCGGCTTAGACTAGGTTAAACGTGTCGATTTAAAGTAGTGACTGAGATCAACCGTGCTGGTGAGCCAGGTTCTTTAGGTGAAGTCAACACTACCCAGCGTGAGTTCCGCGAACAGATCGATGCGCTAAACGATATTGTCCGCCAGATCGGTGGTAACCCTGACGTCAACCCTGGCGACGCATTTCCTAGTGACCCTTTGTCAGCACCTTATGTGCTGTACGTGGATTCCTATACCGGCAAGGATACGTTTGTAGGCGGAGACTATAACAGTAAGGACGATGGAACGTTTGCCGATAAGGTCAAGCGCATCAGCCTGCAGCGTCTTGAGTGCGGTTACACCATCAACAGACCGTTTCGTACGATCAACCGCGCCATCATCGAAGCGGCAATTATCACAAGCCGTGACTTTCTAACGCTGAAGCCAGGTGTTTGCGGAGACCTTGTCAGCATCGTTGTCTCTGCTGGTGTTCACGAAATCATCAATGGCAGTGGATCGGAAATCGGGAACGTTGGTGAGTGGTCTGATGGTCAGATTCCCACTGACGATGAACTGAAGGCATTTAATCCCCAGCTGACGGGCGGTTTGATTTTGCCTCGTGGCTGCAGCGTGGTCAGCTTGGACCTCCGTAAGGCAATTCTTAGACCACAGTTTGTACCTGAACCTGCACCAGAAGCGCCGGACTACAGCAACCGTCGTGCGATCTTTAAGGTAACTGGCGGCGGCTATTACTTCGGATTTACTTTCCTAGACAAGCTTGGCTTTGACCGTAGCCATCACCTGCTGGATGCTTTCCAGTATGCAAGTGAATCCGAACTGGATGCTTTCTACGCCAAGATTCTGAAATGTTTTGGCTCTAGCGCCACAGGCATCGACCCCGAAAACGCAAAGACAAGGCTAAGTGAATATCAGATCACGGGTGAAGTGCGTGATCGTCCTGTCAACTTCCAAGAACCAACCGGTGGTACGGATACTGTCCGCAGTGCTTCGCCTTATATCTACAACACCAGCCTTCGCTCGACCTACGGCATGTGCGGCATCTTTGCCGACGGCGACAAGGTAGAGGGCTTCAAGTCGATGGTTGTAGCTCAGTTCACTGGCGTCTCTCTTCAGAATGATTACAGCTGCTGGCAGAAGTATTCACCAGGAAGCCAAGGTAGCTGGACTCCTGTAACTAGCTTTATTGATTACGTTGATCTCGATCCAGACGACTTAAGGCAAGATCCCCAGCAAAGGTCTTTCCACGTTCGCGCTGTTAATGAAGCGCTAATTCAAGAAGTTTCGGTGTTTGCAATCGGGCAAGGTATCCACCACTGGGCTCAGTCAGGCGCTCAACTTACCATCACAAACTCTAACTCCAACTTCGGCGGCTGCAGCGCATTAGCTGAAGGCTTCCAGAAAAAGGCATCCGAGTCTGACGGTCCTTGGACACTTAAATTCTTTAGAACTGCGCTCGATCCATTATCCAAAGAAGGTAACGTCAACCGGATTGTTCTTGGTACTCTTGTTGATGATGCTGACGTAAACCCTAATCAAACAAAAACGCTTACACTTTCCAGCAATATCGGCGAGTCATCAAGTACGCCTGGTCAACCAGAAATTCTTGCACGGGACGGGTACTCTCTAAAAGAAAACGATTATCTGTGGATTGAAAACCCTGGCGGTCCCGATTACCGTGCAAGATTATCTGCTGCGCCTTGGGATCCTAATGCATCAAACCTTCTAAACGTAAAGGATATCTTTACGACAGATAGCTCTGCTCAAAACATTCAACCTGGAGATCCTGGTTCAGAAGATCCAGACAAAAACGCCTTTCCAGACATTGCAGGCAAGCGTGTTTACGTCCGTAGGTTGGTTGACATTCGAACGGTCGAGGAGCGTCGCTACAGCATTCTGCTGAACAGTGAAAATCCTGGATCAGTTCTACGTCTACCCATTCGTGATTATGTCATTGCTGACCCAGGGGTTGACAATGGTTATGGAGAATCTGTTCAAGCAGTTGCGGCATCAGAAAACATTCTCAACATTCCTGAGGTTGATGTCAAAGTAGAACTACGGTATTCAAACAAACCTGATTCTGAAAGGGACTATGATCCGAGCGTTTTTTATAGAAAAGGTGACGTTGTTCTAAAAAGCAAGAAACACTTTACGGCAATCCGTGAAACCACTGGAACGTTTAACCCTGAAGACTTCAGTGAATCCTATGTGCATATGCAGGATCGTTTTATTCCTGAAGGATCTTTCACTAATGCGCAACCAATTCTGACCTTCGACAATGACACGGATGAATTGGAATCAAGTTCTAAACTTGGAAACACTATCGCCTTGGTGCAGGGTCAAATTGAAACCGCTGTTGACTATCTGGGACTGAGGTATTTCCTTGAGAATTTGGGTACGGCATCGACTCCTGTTCTGACCTTGGCAGCTACGGAAGAAGAGCGAAACAAAGACGTACTTCTTTTTCTGAGTGATGAAGTCATAACTGAGTTTCGCCGTCCT